GATATTCCTGCCCGGATGTTCATATTAGCAATTGCGAAGGTGATGTAACGCTAACACCGATTATTAAGCATTATCCACCGGATACAACGGCGCAGATATTCTGGTTAAAGAATCGAAAGCCAGATGAGTGGCGGGATAAACATGAAGTTGATGGAAGAATTGAAATATTACCTCCAATGATAAAATGAATAATCAGCTAATAACAGAACGCACAGACAGACAGAAAGAAGCCTGGCAGGCTTTAGAAAGACCAGATGTAAGGCGGGTTCTTTACGGTGGTGCCAAGGGCGGCGGTAAGAGTTATTTCCTTTGTCTTTGGGTGTTCTCGTATTGTTGGGATATGTGCGCAAAGTATAAACTTAAACCATCTAAAAACCCTATTCATATCGGTTGGATTGGGCGCAAGCAGGCGACAGATTTCACGGCGACAACGCTTCAGACGTGGCGACAGGTCATACCGGAATGTTACTACGAGATAAAGGCTGGCACAGAGCGGGATTCTAAGCATATCCTGATTATGGGACGAATTGCTATTGACTTTGGCGGTCTTGATAGACAGGAGAATATCAACAAATTCAATTCAGCGGAGTATGCTTTCTTTGCGATAGACCAGGCTGAGGAAACGACCAGGGACGAGGTTAGCATTCTGCGTGGTTCATTGCGATTAAAAATAGACGGGCACGAATTGGAGTACAAGGAACTATACACGGCGAACCCTGCTCAATGCTGGCTGAAAGAGGAGTTTATTAACACTAAGCGAGCTGACAATGTTTTTGTGCCTGCACTTCCTGCGGACAATCCGCACTTGCCGACTAATTATACTCAAACACTGATAGACGCATTTGGTTATCGCCAGGAGCTTTTAGAAGCGTATCTGTATGGTAATTGGACTTCAATTGAGGGCATGGCGCAGGTCATTCTTGATTCGTGGATTTCGGCAGCGATGTTGACGGAAACGATTCTTGATGGCACGATAATTGCCTGCGACGTAGCTCGATTCGGGGACGATAAGACGGTGATGTTAGTTTTACACGGCAGTGACATTATTGAACGTAAGGAGATGGGTTATAGCCGGACGACAGAGGTTTCAAATGGATTAGCGGAGTTAAGCCGGAGGCATAAGAACTGTGCCATTGTAGTTGATGAGATAGGTGTTGGCGGCGGGGTGGTGGATGAGTTGTATAGTTACGGCCGGAGAATAATACCGTTTAATTCATCGGAGTCAAGTGATAATCCAGCCAAGTTTAAGAACATGCGGGCGCAGGCATGGTGGGAACTTGCAGAGGACTTTGCAAAGGGTAATATCGGCTGTAAAAAAATGTACCCGGAACTGAGAAACCAGTTAGTATCTCCGAAGTATGATTTTCAAAGCGGCAAAATTATCATTGAGCCGAAAGAGAACATCAAGGCAAGGTTGGGACGTTCACCGGACGATGCTGATTGTTACGTGATGGGCGTCTGGGGTATCAAAAGAATTATGCCGGAAATACAAGCCGTTGGGACAAGTGAAACCAATCGGCAAAGATGCGATTACGAACCTTTATCTTTAAGGAATTTATAAAATGTCATTTGGTGGACTAACTTCATCGGGACCCCTTAAGAAAATAACTGATATGGTATTTGGCAAAACACCTAAGATACCAGTACAGAAAGTAGTGCCTCCGGTTGAAAAGATATTACAATCTAACATCGCTGATGAGACGGTGCGTAAACAACTCGGGAAGATGCGTAAGGCGACAATGCTTTCAATGGCGAATCAAGCACCGGCGAATATCAAGGTGAATCAATTGGGAGCGGGTGTGTAATGACAAAGACTCCTCAAAACATAATAGACGAACAGGGACGACTTGAAACGCAGCGTAAGGATTACGAGTCGCTTAAAAAGCTGTGTATTCAATTATCCTATCCAGGCAGGTCAGATGCCTACGATTTATTCGGTATTGTCGAAACGAAGGGCAAGCCAAACAAGGGCAGGAAGATATACGACCCGACCGCAATAGCCGGACTCGAGATGTGGTCATCCGGCATTATGGGATTATACATGCCCAAAGATATTAACTGGTTTATTCAGGAGATGGCCGATAAGGGATTAAAAGATAGTAAACGGGTGAAACAATGGCTTCAGGATACAGATGACCATATGAGAACAGTATTATCTGCATCCGGTGGTATCGGTGCAAATACTGATTACTATACTCAAAAGATGGTCATGATTAAAGACGCCGGTGCTATTGGTGATTCTTTTATGTTCATCGAACAGGATGAAACATCCGGCAAACTTATGATGATTGCTCCGCATCCGAGAGAATTTTGGGTTAGACGTGATTTCTGGGGACGGATTGTTTGTATTCATCATCAGTTCATAAAGACCCTGACCGAGATAAAGGATGAGTTCGGCGACCAGGCGTTGAGCGAGACGCAGAAACAGGTGATAGAGAATAGTCCGTACCAAACGGCTACGGTTATTCACGGTATTTACAAGAACTCAGATTATGAACCGGATAAGCCAGGTGTTAAGAATATGCTCTGGCAACATTATTACGTCAATGTAAGTGCCAAGAAGACGATAAAGGAGGACGGTTCTTATACCTTGAATCCGATTCCTTGGTCACTCAACAGACCGTCAGATGAACCTTATGGCAGGGGCATTGTCAGCCAGATGCTAATTGAGATACTTACAACTAACTTTCAAGCAAAGGACATTAGTATCGCTTCCCAGCTTGCCGCCAGACCGCCTATGCTTGTCTCCAGTGCAGTTAAGCAGAAACTTGACCTTGGTGCGGGTGGGGTAACGTTTGCAGGCTCCAGAGAGACAGCAGGCTTGCGTATGGGCGACTTGGCAGCCCGCCTAATTGATTCGAGCGGCTATCCATTTGGTGCTGAAAATCATACGAAGTGGCAGGAGATGGTAAATACTCGATTCGGCAAGAACTTATTCCTTGCAATACAAAATCAACAGGGGGCGCCGCAGAGAACGGCTTACGAGATAAGACAGGTACAATCTGAGGCTGCGGTGTTGCATGCTCCGTTCTTTGGTACTTTAGGTTCAGTAACGGATGCGGAGTTCGACCGGATGTACTCGCTGGAGTTCCAGGCTCGTCGATGTCCGGAGCCACCACAGGAAGTGTTAGACTCGCAAAACGGCAGAATTGACATACAGTACATAGGCCCCTTGGCTCAACTGCTCAAACAGTATTACGAAACAGGCAGTCTTTTGACTACGATTGCAAACATTCGTGAAGTTTTGGCTGTTGCTCCTGATTCTGCTGTTGTTTTTGAAGGCGATGACCTTATGCGTAAGATTCTCCGAAGTAGTAATGCACCGGAGAGTATGATTTTATCCGAGCAGGAAGTTCAGGAAATTAAGGCTATTGCGGCACAACAGATGGAGCAGGAAAAGGCGATGATGATAGCAAAGGAAATGGCGAACCAGGTGCCGAATTTAGGTAGTAAAATTGATGCCGATAGTGTCTTGGGAAAGATGAAGGCGGCGTAAACATTTTAATTTGAAAGGATTTTAGTATGGCAAAGAAAGTAGTTGAAGATGTACAGGTTGAAACAGTGGCAGAGGTGAAAGCCGAGCCCAAGATTGAAGTCAAACAGGTTACACTCGGCGTTACAACTGTCAATGACCACGAGGCACGGATTACGATGCTTGAGGCGAAGATTGCTGGATTGACAAAATAATGCCGCAGGACATAGACAAAATAATGGACAGTTTCTTTGCCGGCAAGGTCAAGGACGATGCCACTATCCGGGCGTTCAGAGCGACATTCGCCACCGAAGAGGGCAAGGTCGTCCTCGAGACGATGCTTAACCGTCTGAAGTTCCTCGACCATTGCAACAACGAGCAGGATATGGCGTTGAACAACTTTGCGAAGGATTTATTACAAACGATTTATTGGAGTGAAGAATTACAACAGGCCGACACAGGCCGGATAATGGATTATGTACGAAAATTGATTAAGAAGTTAAGGAGAACAAGATGAGTGAATTATTTGATG